CGAGCCCCACGCCCCCACGAGGGTTGATCTGTCCCTCAAGCATCCGCGCCCGAGCCGCCGCCTGCTCGGCCAGCTTAGCCGTTTCTTCCGCCGTCTGGGCTAGTCGAAAGCCTACGTCAGCGGAGTACCCTTCCGGTGGAACCACCTTGCCAATGAGGTCCCACATCGCTGGATCAGCCCAGACCGAACTCAGCTGCTCCCCACTCATTGGCATACTGCCGACAACAATCTCGATGCCTTGCGGTGTGAACGTTATAAGCCTGGCTGTCTCGGGCCCGACGATCATGTCCACCAACTCGTTCAGCGCCGCCTCTGTATCCGTCGATCGGTTGGAGAGACCAAGCCCGCGGCGTGCCCATTCGGGCAGGTAGCGCCCCTCGCGGAAGTAGGCCTCCTCGTCCTCTGGCGTGATCCCGGCGCTCTGGTACAGAGCTATCTTCTCTTCCGTCATCTGATCCAGAGCACCGAACGGGTCGCGAAAGAACCGCGCCATTCCCCTGGCCCCTTCGCCCACGGCAGCAAGCCAATCCGTCAGCGTGGCCAGACGATCGATCCAGAGGCCAACCTCCTCTAGCCCCTCGCGCTTCTGAAGCTCCTGGCCCAACTCGTGAAGCCCGTCTCGTAATGTCACACCGTCCTCGCCCGCCAGCCACAGGGCGCCAGCTAGGCCTAGTAGCAGAACTGTCAGCCCACCAAGCGGAGTAGTGAAGACCGGCAGCACCTTGAGTAGACTACCTACCACTAGCAACATCGGCCCCGCTGCTGCCGCGACGCCGGCCAGGCCGATGGCGGCCTTCAGAGCCTCAGGGCTTACACCAGCCAGCGCGTCGACCAAGTTGGTTGTGCCCTCCACGGCCTCCGTTACTGTGGGCAGGAACGTCTCGCCCGCCGTGATGCCGAGGGTCTGCACCGCACCCTCAAACTGCTCCAGGGCGCCAGTCATGCCCCGCGTGCGCTGCTCCCCGACCTCCTGCGCCGTGGCCGCCTCGGCGATCTTCTTTTCCATCTCTGCCCAGCCCTCGGGGCCCTCGGCAACTAGCGTCGCCATGGCCTTCATGCCGTAGGTGCCGGCCAGGGTCTGGATGTAGTAGTTGCGTTCCTCGTCCGACAGCCCCGACAGCGCCTGCGTCAGTTGCCCCATGATGTCGGGCAGCGTGCGCATCTGCCCCTCTTGGTCGTACAGGGAGATATTCAGCGCATCCAGCGCGGCGGTGGTGTCGTCGGTGTCGCGCATCATGTTCGTCATCATGGAGCGCAACGCCGTGCCCGCTTCCGACCCACGAATGCCCCGCTCTGACAGGATGGCGAGCGCCGTGTTCGCGTCTTGCAGCGACCATCCGTACTGGTTCGCCGTCGGCCCGAACGTGTACATGGCGTCGGTGAGGTCTGACACCTCGGCCACGCTCGCGTCCGCCGCGCCCACGAACGAGTTCGCTACCGCCGTGGCATCTTCGGAGTTCAACCCGAACGTCTTGATGGCGATGGCCACCGCATCGGAGGCGCGTGCGAGGTCCAGGTCAGACGCCGCCGCGAGGTCGATGGCCGCCCGAAGCATCCCGGTGAGGTTGGTGCCCTCGCCCAGGTACGTGTTCAGGTCGCCCATGACCTCGGAGGTCGTGAACCCCGTTTTGTAGAACGTCGTCATGGCATCGGCGGCTTCCATCGCGTCGATGCCGATGAGTTGCGCGTCCTTGCCCACCAGGAGCGCCGCGTCGTGCAGGTCTTCCAGCGGCGTGCCCGACTCTCGGGCCGCAATCGCCAGGATGTTCGTCGCGCTCTCAAAGTCGGCGGCCATCTTCAGCGACGCGACGCCGGCCCCCACGATGGGCGTGGTTACCGCCGCCGTGAGCACGCCGCCCACGCGCTGCATGTTGCCGCCGACGGTCGCCATCTGCCCGGCGAACCCGTCCAGGTGTCCCCGCGCCTGGGCGAGTCCCCCGGTCAGTCCGGTAAGGTCCGCCCCTACGGTTGCGAACAGCGATGCTATTTGCTGGCCTTGGGGCATACCGTTACTCCCGCGCTATCGCTATCCCGCGCCACGCCTGCATCCCCACGAGCAAGTCATCCATCGGCAAGGAGTCGATGTAGTCGAGCGTCCAGCCCGTGCGATCCGCGATCAGCCACCGCACCGCGCACCAGTCCAGCGCCGCGCCGAACCGCAGGTGCAGGTAGGTGGCCTCCGCTAGTTTTTTGCCGGCCCCGTCAGCATCTCCCGGAAGTGCTTGGCCGCTTCCGTTGCCAGCGTCAGGAACTCGGCCAGATCGAGTCCCGCGTAACTCTCCGCCTCGCGCGGATCACCGTCGAACTCCCAGGACTCGACCATATAGGAGAGCGCCTGAGCCTCCTCGTCGAAGCTCAGCCGCTCCCCTTGCGCGCCGCGCAGCACCAGATCGCGCAAGGGCCACCCCTCGCGTGCCGGAATCCGATCGCGCAGCACCACCTTCTTGCCCCGAACGTCGATCTCCATAGATGCCCCCTCTTTCGCTTAGTAAGCGCTCTCGTCCCACGAGTCGTTCATCTGAAACTGGATGCGCATCCGGCAGCCGTTATCAAACGGGTAGTCGATGCGCCGCGAGCGCACCAGCACGTCGTTGCACGTGAACTTGGGCTTGCTCGTTGCCGTGCCCGCCGGCGCCACGGTGAGCGTCCCCGAGTCGCCGGGGTCCGTCGCCGCACGCAGCGCCGAGCCGGGGCCGTCGCTCGAGAACCACATTTCCACGTCCACGGTCGTGGACTCGCGCAGGAACTTCCAGTACGAGAAGGTGTCGCTTCCCGCCGAGAGGTCCACCATCTGCCCATCCTCGTTGGTCGAGAGGGTGGTAAAATCGGTGTCCAGCCGGTGGGTGCCGAACGTTGCGTAGAGGTCGCGCCCAAAGATTCTGTTTGCCTTCGCCATTGCCTATCGCTCCTAACTCTCGCCCAGGTTCACCCGGTACGTGCCCCCACGATGCCAGTACACCACTCCGCCCTCGCCGGGTTCCGCGTAGGCCACGTCCGTCCGGCGCGCCGTCTGGTAGTTATCCCAGCCGGTGATCGTTATCTCCGCCTCGTGTAACTGTGCGTCAATCAGCGCATCTAGACTCCTCGCCTTCTTCTGGTCCGTCGCCACGGCTTTCACGACCCAGTTCTCCGTCCGCGTGCGCCTGGGCGACGAGTTGTCATCCCCCCCGCCGGCGCGAAAGTACACGACGTAGGGGTAAACGGCCCCCTGCGGAGCCAGCGCCTCGTAGATGCGCGTGCCGCCCAGTTCGCTCACGAGCGCCGAACCCGCCGCCAGTGTGGTGTAGAGGGCCGAGCCGGTGTTGGGTAGCGTCACTCGTCACCTCCCCACTCCTCCGGCGTGCTCACGCGCACCGAGTTCAGGTACTGCCCCGTGTCGATGATCCGCATGGCGACGATCTGGCCCTTCCACCTGGCTTCGAGATCCCGCGCTATCTTTTCCACCGCCGCGTCGGGGTCCGGCACTTCGGTGATTTGATTCATCAGCGCCTGGTAGGCCGGCTCGATCTCCGCTGCTGCCGTCTGTGCCGCCGGGCGGGGGGCCAGTTTGGTCGTGCCGAACTCCTGATACACGCCGTATTCCACCCCGTCGTGGACGATCCGCACCGGCCGCTCTTCCTTCCTGAGCCGCCGCAGCATGGCGTCAAGCGCGGTAAAGTCGGCGTGAATCGTCAGTTCGTTCATTCCCGCCGCTCCGCCAGCACGTGCAGTTTCAGGAGTTCCGACTGGTCGGCGTTGGTCTGTATCACGTGGTACTCCTTGCCGCCCCGCGTGATCTTGTCGCTCACCGCTATCGCCTGGGTCGCGGAGAACTCAAAGCGCCAGAACCGGCCCTCTTGCACCTGCTCCGCAGTGAGTTGGGGAAAGTCGCGGCCCGTCACCGCCACCTGCCGGCAGGCGATGGCCGAACCCCGCGCCGACCACGAGTCCGTCCAGGTGCCGTCGCCGTTCGCCGTCCGCGTGACGTAATCCACGCGGCAGGTGTCCGGCAGCGTCGCCTCAAAGTCCTCTCGGATGGCCGCCAGTTCGTCGCTAGTCAAGAAGCCCAACGGTCCAACTCCTTACCGTGCGCGCCCGCGCCTGCCGCCGGTAGT